AAACTCTATTTGATTATCAGTACCATCAATATCTATATCGTAATTTTGATTTGCTACGTTAGTACCGTCAGGAGCATCGCTGACTAAAACTAGGTTATCATTACCTCTAATATCGATATCTATCCACCAACCTGAGTCATCGGTGTCGTCCATGTCCATTGCTATAGCGTTATCACTACCTTTAACGTTGACATCTAAAGTACAATTAGTACAATCAAATGAGGAGTAATCTTCAAAGTCGTTGGTATATCCAATCTGTACGATATTAACAGTATTTCCTGTACCTTCTATCTTAAATGGGTGATTAGTCGCATTGCCAACCCAATTGTCATATCCTTCTTGTCTTATGTAAACTGTTTCGCCAGCACCTGCACCAGAAGTATCTTCTAGTAAAATAAATACATTGTTTCCGTTACTATCTGCGTTTGCTGTTTTAACTGTGAATATTGTTAGGAACAGGATCAGCACTATCTTCATTATTATTTTCATCTGTACTTTCCTCCTTTAATAGTTCATCAAGTTCTTTTTCTAATTTTTTATTTTCTTCTTTTAGTTTTATTTGTTCTTCTTCTGCTATGAATAGAGCTTCTTCAGCTTCTAATTCTAATCTAAGTTTTTCTTCTTCTTGAGCAGTTATCTCTTGTTGTGTAGGACCAAACTTCCATAATTCTAATTCTGCACCTTCTTTGATTAAAGATACAACACCTGCTTCTATTGCTTTTCTTACTGCATAAGTAACTGGTTCATTCTTAGCATACCCTGCTTCTATCTCTACTAACATTGTATCAGCATCAAAGTATTTAAATACATCTCCGCCTGTACTTGATGAATAAATTGTTTTCTCTATTGTTGTAGAGATAATAACTTCACCTGTTTGTACATTGATTAATCGTAACATGATAGAAATAATATCTTGTCTATATTCTTTGCTTGCACCTATGCCTAATACTCTAGCACCTGCACCACCTGATAGAACATCACTATCATAACCTACAATGCCGCCTGTTACATATGCACCAGCAAATAATAATGCTGGTAATGCCTCTGCTGATTCACCGTCTGACATTTGTCTAGTAGTTCTAATTAGTTTTCGTTCTTGTAATAGACTTGCTAAACTATGTCTTTCTACTACTCTAAACCATTTGCCTTCGCCAGCATCTTGTAATGCTTTAATCAATATCTGATAAGAACCTTGTGTTACGGCACTCGACATTGAAGCATAAGCGCCACCTGGTTTCTTTTGACCTGACATATCGCCAAAGTCATAAACAGCTATAATAATAGGAGCACCTACTGGTTGTGTAATTGTATCTAATTCTTTAAATGCTACTTCTTGTGTTTTTATATAACCTTCTTGTGCTGTTGCAGCACATCCTGCTATTGCTAATGCACTTAAGCATAATATCAATTTTCTAAACATTAAGAGTTATCTTCTTTTGGCATAGTGTAAGTAGTTACTGTACCATCTGATTCTGTTACAGTTACAACAACATTACCTGTGCCTGATGGTGTTGTCCAAACAACTGTTTCACCATTTGTACCTGTGAATGTTCCTGAGTCTTGTTGATTTCCGTCTGACCCAAATACATTATCTGTAATTTGTTTAGCAAGAGCTGTATAAAATCTTGCTTCTAAATTTGCTTTAAATTTAGCAAACGCTGTAGCATTGAGTTCATCTTTAAGTGCTTTTGCAGTAGATACTTTTTTTGCTTCGACAGCATCTCGTCTTGTCTTTTCGATATTCTCAATAGTAAGATAATGAGAAGATTGACCGTTGCCACTAAACGAAGGATTAGAGAATCCAAAAGTTAGTTCACTACCTTTTGCTGAAAAAGCACAAGCCAATACAATTATTACCGAAAGTGTTAAAAATATTTTAAACATACACTATTATTTATAAGTATAAATTTGTTCGTTAGACCAAAAAAAGGGGTCTTAACGACCCCTCATTTATAAGAATATTAATAGTTGACTACTTTTTCCAAAGTGCCCACAAAATACCTAGGGTAATAAGTCCAATAAGACCTTGTGATCCTAGGTCAGCTACGATGCTTGAAATGTTATTAATAACACCTAAAGCAAGAAATGGTACTTGACCTCCAAATACAACTTCTAAAGCAACTGATAGTCCTATTAGTGAAACTGCAACTGTTGTTACGTTACTAATAGCGTCTGTTATTGATTTCCACATAAAAACTCCTTATGTTTTGTTTTGATATCTCAAACTTATTCATTATATAATGTAATATTTATATTAAAAAGGGGTTAGAACATTATATTCTAACCCCAATATAGAGAAAACAGGTGGAGAGATTACTCTTCCTCAGCCAACTTACTAAAGTACGATAATGTTTCATCACTATCATCTTCAGTTTGTGGGGTAGGTGTATCTACTGTTTCTGCTACAACTGGACTCGGTGTTGGTGTTGACGGTGGGATCGCAACATCTTCTGCCGTGCCAGTACTTCTTACACCACTTAAAACTTTATCTAGTTTCGCTTTTAGCTCATCATATGATTTAAAGTTCTCGGATGCAAGAAATGGTTTTAGGGGATATTGTTTATCCCATATTCCTTCGATTGCCTCGTCATTGTCTTTTACAGCAGACGGACTATCAAATTCTGATTTGTCATAATTCCAGTAACCATCAACTTTTCTAATTTTTAGTTTAAAGTTTGCACCTTCCCAAAAATCAAATGGGTTGATAGGTTTCTCATCTTCAAATTCAGGTTTCATTGCTTCAGTAATCTTATCAAAGATTTTCTTACCGAATTTAAATAATTTAATTTGACCTTCGTTCTCAGGATGTTTAGAATCACTAATGATTAATATGTTTGCAATGTAAGATAATTTTCTTTTTCTCTTTCTTGCAATTTCTTTATCAGCTTCAACACCAGAATTCCATAGTAAACTGTTAGATTCACTAATAGGGCATTTCTTGCCAAGTGTAGTTAAACTGTTTTCAATAAACCAACCACCTGGTCCTTGAAATGCATGAGACCATAATCTTGCCCATGGTAAATCTTCATCTTTAACTGCTGGTAAAAATCTAAAAACTGCATAGCCATTACCTGATTTATCTAATTCTGGTTTCCAGAATCTATCATCAGCATATGAGTTCTTTTGTTTTTGAGGTTCAGCAACTTTTGAAAGTTCGCTGACTAGAGTATCTAGGTTTGATTTAGAGCGTTTTAACGCTGCAATACTTGTATTCATATTTTTATATCCTTTGTATAATTATATTTGTATGTTTCTGTATTATTCGACATTATTATTTATATGCACAATAGGGGAGACTATGGATTTACTCCCAAGTAACGAACCGGATACCATTTCCTATATCGTTACAACTCACTTCTGCCTGTCGGCAATTTGACACCCCTTGTTTTCCAAGTTATGCCTGGGTACAACCCCTAAGCAATCAAGTTCGAGCCTCTGGTGAAGCCCTCTTCCTTGCACTATAAAAAGAAAATAATTAGTTTTCTTTTGCATATATCTTATTATAACATATTTGAGAAGCTTTGTCAAGCACTCTAATATGTTTCTTTATTTGGTTCTTCATCATCGGCATCTAATTGAGATTTGTCCGAAAATTGTATTCCGAAGTCATCATCAAAATTTAGTATAAGTCCCTCTGATTTATCAGGTGCCTTCAATTCGACTATCTCTGCTTCTAGTTTTGATATCTTATCTTCGGCAACCACTAGTAAATGTTTTAATTCTCTTATCTCTATACCTGAATCCATCACAGTATGTTCTGCTGTATATCTTGCTGATTGATCCATAATTATACCAATGTTAATATTCTATTTCTTAATCTTGTAGCTCTATCACCCACTTGGTCTGCCCATCTAGAGTCCATCATTTCTTCTGCTGCTCTGACCCAATCGTTGTCATTAACACCAGCAATAAAATTCTTGAATTTAGATAGACGTGGTCTTCCCATGTTAAATGCCATGTTCACTATTACTTGTTGAGCAACTTCTGGTAAATCATCTAAGTTAGGAAATAGTATTTTAGCTTCACTTATAAATGTAGCAACATCTGATTCAAATACTTCGTTTACTCTATCTTCACTTATCTCTGTACCATCAGGCTCACCATTTTCTGGGTCACTCTCTGTAACTAAATGACCAATGCCAAATGTAGGGTAACCAAGATGGTCTTTATATATCTCGTATTTTACACCTTCATCTACTTTTAATTGTTCTCTTAATGCTTCAATATTCATTATATCTCCTTTAGTTTATCTCTTAAAGTCTTTTTATATTTCGTAACATTGTATGTAAGAAATGGTTTATATCTTATCATTCTATCATACATTTTAGGCCACAATACCTTCTCACCTATATTTTTATTTAGTCGTTTAGAAAAAGATAATATATCATCTAGTATTATTAAAGTTTCAAAGTTAATTCTTCTTGCTAAAAACATCTTTAATATCGGTGGGTGTTGCCCATTCTTTGATGTAAATATATCATCAAACTCTATCTTTCTTTCCAGTATATAATCAATGTCTTGTTCATAGTAATAATGTAATGCCTCTAACTTTTTTGACCAGTCTTTGTAATGGTCGTCACCAGTTTTGCCAATGATGTCACCAACCCATAGATTAGTATTAGAAACAAAATTGCTAAGGAAGTAATTAACAATGCTGCTATCGTTATAAGATTTAGAAAGCTTATGAAAGAAATACCTATCCCTTCTTTTAGTAAACGTTTCCAATCTTGCAGTTGTTCTGCCGTTGTGCTTATGAAAGTCATAAGATTGGTTCTTACTTGTAAAGTGGAGTTTGATTGCCAAATAGATTTTATATACTTCAAAACCATTCATTCGTTCCTTGTTAAATACCTGCGGCGTGTATTAATATACCGCCGACTATTGAAATCGTGTATGCCAAGATTATTATTTCTAACATATGTCTCCTTATATTGGTAACTTTGCTGTTTTTTCTTTTAGCATATTTAAACCTTGTGCCTCAAATGCTATCTTCTCTTTTAGTGTTTTATTAATTAGTGCTTTCGTATTACTTGGATCAACCCCATTGTTTTCACAATATAAGATAATGGCATCCATGTAACTCATTCGTTTAGTTTTAACTGTATCTTCGATTAGTAGTGCAAATTTATTCGGTGTTATTATCATATTACTATTATACTATACTTTAAACTTTTCGTCAAGCTCTTTAAGGGTTATATATTCTAAATTTTCACAATCTTCCCATTCTTTAATTCTCACATTAATTGATTCATCTTCAGGATTAACTTTATAAAATTTCGTAAACTTGTATGAATCAAATGTGTTCTTATGTTGTTTAATCCAATGGTGTAAATCGTCTTTCTCTGATTTATCAGGTCTTGCATAATCAGCATCTTGTTTAGCATAACAATCGGTACCTGCATATACATTGTTCACTTTATCATCTGTTGAGTATAAATCATGACCAATAATATAAACTTCATCTGCACCCATTTCGCATGAAAGATAAACGGATCTAGTACCTGTAGCATAAGCAAAATCATTTATAAGTGGTTCTATACTTTGTACCTTATCTTCTTTTGTGCCAGTTACATATGTCATACCTGGGTTTTTACCCACACCTTGCATGAAAGTAAAGACACCATCAGCGCCATGATAGACTGCTTCTTGACAGCCATTAAATTCTACATCAACTCTACCTTTTTGTTCAGACAACATAGTTTCAGCAATAAAACTTGGTATCGGTGTCCAGTATCCTAAAAAAGATGTATTCTCAAAACAATAACCACTTCTATAAATCTCATGGTTTATTCTCGAATCTAATGCTACAAGTATGTCAGGTGTATAATCTCTATAGATTGCATTACAGCCAACTACTTTACCATACTTTTTGTATTGTTCAATGTCAATTCCTTTTCTTGAATTACCATTACCAAAACAAAAATGTATCATTATATAAACTCCTTTATAGTGCCTGTTTCTGTTGCAAGGTACAGGCAAACCCCTAACAGCCTAGGCTGCTAATGCATACTCATTAAAGTTTGCGTTTGTAATAGTTTAAAGTCTTTGGACTATCCTCTCCAGTACAATTTCTAATAGCTGTCGATCCTATTTCGCCCCCTTAAAGGTCTATCTAGGATTTGGTGGAGGCGCTGGGTATTGCACCCAGGTCCATACTACTTACTCTCATTACCTTCATCAAGAATTCTTTTTAAATCAGGAAAAAACTCCCAATTAACTCCGTAACCTAATATACAAGTTTCAAATGTACTAGGTATGGTCATCATTAATGTTCCTTTATTCCATTGCTCATTATAAGTGAATGTTAATACTCCTATAACAGGATTATTTAAATCACCAGCACTTCTCACCTCTGCACCTGCTATTGGCACTTCGCCAAATATTTCAAATGCTGTTTGAAATACAAATGAAGTATCCCCACAATATA